GAGCGAGATGATACGGCAGTGCAGGCATTATCATTACAGTGCGCGGAGAATAAAAACACCATTATCTCGATGACTGAAACTATTGATAAGCTGAAGCATGAAAGGTCCAGCCTGACGATATCCGTGCAAAACCTCAATGCCGACAATGAAGCGCTCAGGGAATTAATTAAAGAACTCCAGTCCTCATTGTCAGAAACCACCCAAAAACTGAACGACGAATACCAGTTGCGGAATGTCGTGTCAGCACCTATTCCAGCCGGTATCGATAAAACAAAACTTTCATTACTGCTTGCTGAAATCGGTCAGGGAATTGTTGACGGCAAGAAGAGGATATCGGCTAGGGTTTTCCGTGAATTACGGAAATTGGCGGCGTGAAACTCGAACACAAAATAAGCGCAACCCTTTGGCTCGTATCGGTCAGCTGGTTTATATACTGGCTGGCCGATGGGATGCCACAATATTAGAGGTGATTATGGAAACAATAATTGACCCATTCACAGACGAAACCGACTATCCGCCGCTGGATCTTGAGCGGATGAAATATCAAAAATTTTTGGCGGATAAGAAATTCACAGACCCACACACAGGGCATGAGCCGGAAACTATCAGCGATATTCTCTTTGATTTCCAAAAAGACATCGTGCGGTGGGCGGTGCGGCGCGGCAGGGCTGCACTGTTCTGTGATTGTGGGTTGGGCAAAACAATCATGCAACTCGAGTGGGCCTCACACGTAATCAAGCAAACCTGCGGCGATGTGCTGATATTGGCACCATTGGCGGTATCGGCGCAAACAGCAAGAGAAGCAAAAAACCTGCTCAATATGCCGGTGAAAATATGTGCGTCTCAGGAAGAAATTGAGCCAGGAATAAATATCACTAACTACGAAAAATTACACCACTTTGATCCAGATCATTTTTCCGGGGTGGTGTTGGATGAATCGAGCATTATCAAGCATCATACCAGTAAAACGAGAGATCAGTTGTTGGCAGCTTTCCAGGATACTCCATATCGACTGGCTTGCACAGCAACGCCAAGCCCAAACGATTTTATGGAACTTGGAAACCACGCTGAATTTCTCGGGGTAATGACGCGTACGGAAATGCTCTCCATGTATTTCATCCATGATGGTGGCGAAACGGCAAAGTGGAGATTGAAGGGCCACGCGCAGGATGATTTCTGGAAGTTTCTTTGTTCGTGGGCTGTAATGGTTCGGAAACCGTCTGACCTTGGATATCAGGATGGAGGTTTTACCTTGCCGGGGATTACCATCCACAACCACACGATCAAAACTCCAGGTCCGCGCAACGGTATGTTGTTTGCCATTGCTGCAAAAACCCTATCTGACCGGCGATCAGCAAGGAAAGAATCATTGGTTGACCGGGTTAAAATTGCCGCTGATTTGGTTAATTCTTCAAGCGATCCGTGGATAGCATGGTGCAATTTGAACGTTGAATCTGAGATGCTTGCCAGGATGATACCTGATGCTGTCGAGGTAAAGGGGGCGGATGACAACCGGCACAAAGAAAATGCCATGCTCGGATTTGCCGATGGAAAACACAGGGTATTGGTTTCAAAGCCTTCAATCGCAGGTTTTGGAATGAATTTTCAGCACTGCAACAACATGGCTTTTGTCGGATTATCTGACTCGTTCGAGGCATATTACCAGGCAACGAGAAGATGTTGGCGGTTCGGGCAGAAAAGACCGGTAAATGTCCATGTAATAACCTCAGAACTTGAGGGCGCAGTGGTCGCAAATATCCGGCGCAAGGAAAAGGATGCAGAGACAATGGCAACGTCAATGGTCGAGCATATGAGCAGTATATCGAGCCTGGAAATAAAAGGGATATCTCGAACGGTCACAGAATACGAACCAAAACAGAGAATAATTATTCCAAGGTTTTTGGAGAAAGCGGCATGAATGTAATTGATCAAGAACATGGTGAAAGCTTCACAATATTCAATGGTGATTGTGTCGAGGTTTCGCAATCATTGCCAGATGAGAGTATTGATTTTTCGGTATTCTCTCCCCCTTACTTATCGTTGTACACATATTCAAATTCCCCTCGAGATATGGGAAATACCAGAAACGATGGTGATTTTATGCAGGGCTTTTCATTTCTCGTGCAAGAACTTTTCAGGATAACTAAACCAGGCCGAATTGTGGCGGTAGATTGCATGAATGTCCCGATGATGAAAGAGCGCGATGGCCATATTGGATTAAAGGATTTCAGGGGATGGCTGATACAATCTTTCATCGACAAAGGCTTTATATTCCACAGCGAACATTGCATGTGGAAAGATCCGCTGATTGAGGCAACGAGAACAAAGGCGCTTGGATTAATGCACAAACAGCTTTGTAAAGATTCGTCAATGTGCCGGGCTGGAATACCTCAATACATTGTTGCATTCAGGAAGCCTGGGACGAATAAGGAACCAATCCCCCACAACAACGGCCTGGAATATTTCCATGGTGAAGATCCACCTGAAACCGGCAATCTATCACATGAAAGGTGGAGGCGATACGCTTCGCCAGTGTGGATGGATGTGAATTTTAACGATACTTTGAACTTCAGGGCAGCGAGAGAAGAAAGCGACGAAAGGCACATATGCCCTATGTCGCTCGATGCAATAGCGCGGTGCTTAACTCTCTGGTCAAATCCGAATGACGTGGTGTTTTCTCCGTTCGCAGGTATTGGTTCGGAGGGGTATCAGTCGTTAATGATGGGCCGTAGATTTGTTGGGATTGAATTAAAAACGGCTTATTATGCTCAGGCAATAAAGAACCTTAATAAAGCAAAACCGATTAAACAATTGCCTCTGTTTGGTTCAGCATGAGTGACGACAAAGACCGAGATTGCCTGGCAATGCTAAAAGTTTCAGTAACAGTGTCATGGTGTAAAAACAATCAACATCAATCCTTTTGCGGCAATCGCAAGCACCAAGACAAACCGCCGCGCGAGATAAGTTTTTACCAGGCGAAGCGCGATGGAAATAAGCAGTAATTCGACTCCATTTTATACCATTGTATTTCAAAAATGGAATTGATTTGGTATAATACAGCGACAGATCAGGCGATTGGCAGTCGCGTATTAATTTGGTCTGTAAAAATCTACTGAGGATAGAATAAAATGATTGAATATCGAAATGGGCATACAGGTAGACACGCCAAACAATTCTTTGAGATCCTCAGTCTCGCTGTAAAGAATTGGTCTACCTGTATGCCTATTTTTTTGGTGAATTAATGGGCAACCAATGGTTCAGGCTATATGCCGAATTCGCTCACGATCCAAAGGTGCAAATGATGAGCGAACAATATCAGCGCCGGTTTGTTATGCTCCTTTGTCTTTGTTGCGGAAACGTTACCGAAACGTTTCAAGACGAACAGGTGGCGTTTCAGTTACGGATAAGTAGTGAAGAGTGGGCAGAAACAAAATCTGTTTTTATGGCAAAAAACCTCATTACAGATAACAACAAACCAATAGCGTGGGAGAAGCGGCAATACCTCTCAGACACAAGCACAGAAAGGGTTCGCAGACACAGGGAACAAGTGAAACAGCAATGTAACGTTTCAGTAACGGCCCCAGAAGCAGATACAGAAGCAGATACAGATATAAAAGATATTGTCGAGCAAGACACTCGACAGCGCGTAAGAATACCCTTCACAGACATTGTTTCCTTTCTCAATGAAAAAGCAGGTACTGAATTCAAACCAGAAACAGCGGCAACAAGAAAGCATGTGAAGGCGAGGTGGGCGGAAGGTTTCAGGCTGGAAGATTTTCTAACGGTTGTTGAGCATAAAGTCGGTGAGTGGAAGACTGATCCGAAGATGTGCGAGTTTTTAAGACCTCAAACTCTTTTTGGAACAAAGTTTGAATCATATCTCCAATCAGCGAAACACAACCACAACGATGGGTTTTAAGGAGCGTTCATGAATAACCAGTCAGCACAGATTGAGTCAGCACTTGTCGGCTCACTGATAATCGATCCAGACAAGATCATCCAAGCCACGGAATATCTCAAGGTAACAGACTTCACCGACGAACGCGCACAACTCGCGTACTCAACAATACTTGAAGATTGGCAAGCCAAGCGCCCGGTAAGCATCGTATCGGTAATGAGCAAGCACAACAACCTCACATCGTACCTGTCTGAGTCGATGCGGCAAGCGTACCCACCGGGAGTTATGCAATTCGCGTTCGATATCGCAGATGGTGCCAGACTTCGACGGGTCCGTACCGGCATAGAAGCGGCCACGAAAGATAACAGGCGAGGCGCTGACGACATTCTCAGTGATGTTATGGCGGTCTATAATGCAGAGATGAAGGCCGGGAAGAAATCTCCAGAAATAAAATATGTTATGGCCCGTGTGGAAGAATACGCCAGAAACAATAAAGAAAAAGGGCAGCTAGGAATAAAAACAGGATTTCAGCTTCACGATAAGCTCTATATCCGGTACGTGCCGGGGCATATATGGACGATTGGCGGGTTCACGTCAGTTGGCAAGACCGCAACGATGGTTCAGATGATCTGTAATATTATTTCAGCCGGAGGAAATCACCACGCGCTCGTAATTTCAACAGAGATGACCGAGGAACAGGTTGTGGCACGGATAATCTCGAATTTTACCGGAGTGCATTCAATGCGGATTCTTTCTGGAAATTTTCACAGTGCTGAAGAAGAGGATGCCGTTGCCAGAGTCAAGGACAGTTTGTCAGCTTCGAGATTGACGATTTACGACGACATTTATCAGCTCGAAGAGATTGAGACAGCATTTCGAAAAGCCGATCTTCAGGGCGGAGTAGATGTCGGCTTTATCGATTACGTGCAAAATTGCAAATGGCCAGGTGCCAAGAGCCAGTACCAAGAACAGTCTGAAATGGCCAAACGGTTCCAGGTGCTGGCTAAGGATGTGAGGGCAACACTTATATGTCTCAGCCAGGTATCAAACGATGTTGGTAGGGGCAATACGGACCAACTCGAACTAAAAGGGGCCGGAGAGTGGGCTGCGGTGTCTGATGTCGGAATAATGTTGACCAGGCACAAAACCGAGAAACACAGGTTGAAGCAGGCAATAAAAAAGAATCGCCATGGGGCGCTTGGTGAATGTGAGCTGGAATATCGCGACTATTTCACTAGGATTGAAGAGATGGTCGATACGATAAAGTGATTGATAAGAAAGTAGAATCTGGCAAAACGCCTGATAATAATAAGGAGTAAATAATGGTAAGGGTCGACAACGAAAATAAAAATATCGAAGTTTGCAGTGGGTGCTATCGTGCCTGTTGTTGGTATGGTGAATTCATGTGCGATGACGCAAAAAGCAGCGGAACTATTATAAAAACTGTCGGTGAACTCAGAAAACTAAATCTTGAACACGAAGAATATTGGAGCGATAAAAAATTATTGGAAGTGTTCGGCGATGCAACGCCTCACGGGTTTGGCCGACACACAAGATTATAACTGAAAATAAAGGAAAACGAGATGCTGAATCAATGCAATTTTATAGGCCGACTCGGATCAGATCCAGAAGCCCGGCAAACTCCGAGCGGAAAAACGGTAACGAATTTTCGTATCGCAGTGTCAGAAAAACGCGGAGGAAACGAGAACACAGAATGGGTATCGGTAATTTGCTGGGAGAAAACCGCAGAGTTTGTGGCGAACTACACGAGGAAGGGAAACCAGTGTTTTGTTTCCGGCAGGATGCAGACGAGAAAATGGAAAGACCAGCAAGGCAATGACCGCTACACCACAGAGATCATAGCGCAGACCGTGCAAAACCTTTCGCCGCGATCCTCAGAGCAGGGACCGCCAGCGCCACAGGATGAGCCGGGGTATGGCGGCACTGGATCTGATGTTCCGTTCTAAGCGAAACATGAAAAATATCATAAACCAAAAAAGGTGAATAAGATGGGAAAATTCAGAAAAAAACCAGTGGTTATTGAAGCAATTACTTTTGAAGAGCTTGTTGCATACGGAAAGTCAAATGGTGGCAATATGGTTAATGGTATGCCCTGGTCATTCCACTACGAAGGACAAGCAATCTCCCATGAAAATGACGAGTGCTATTTAATACCAACTCTTGAGGGAACAATGAAGTTCACACCAGACGATATGTTAATTACCGGGGTGAGCGGTGAGATATACCCATGCAAGAGGGATATTTTTGAGAGAACATACGAGCGTGCATGATTCAGAACGATAATTAACGCCACAACACGCGCCCAAATCAACGATAACACATCGGCTCGTGTGTTGGGTTGGGTAACGATAAAAATTCAATGTAGGGCAAATATGAGCATTAAAAACATAGAGCAGGATATCCTGAAATGGCATCGGGAAAATTTTCCCCGCGCCACACTTAATGCAAAATTAGACAAACTAATCGAGGAGTGTCATGAACTGCTCAACGCAATCGCAGACTACGACATGCAGGAGATTCTCGATGAGGCCGCAGATGTGTTCATTGTCGCCGCCAGTATCGCCGGGGATAAGCGGTATTTCGAGGACAACGTTTCGATGAGCAGGGTTATTGCGGATAAGCTAAAACTGAGAATGGCCAGCGAATGGGGGGCAGAGTTGCCGAACGGAAACCGGGAGAGGGTGAAATGATTGGGTTGAAAGTAGAATCAACCATTCAGATTGATATGAAAAGGAGTGAAAATGGATATCGAATTTGAGGAAAGATTTGATGAAAATGATGCAATTTGCCCGTATTGCGGAAACAAATATCAGGTTGAAACTGAGGATTACGACGAAGATTGTAGGCAGGAAAAGTGCGATGAATGCGGTAACAACTATTGGTTAAATCAGACTTTCTCGGTGACTCATGACACCAGAGCTGACTGTAGCATTAATGGGCAAGTTCATACCTATGAGACGGTTACATTTAAGGATGGCAAGCAGGCTAATTTTTGC